AAATTATGAAGGTGGACATTTGAACAAGCGCAAAAGGGAAAAAATAATTGCCGATGAATCGGCGAGCATCTATACAAAATTCTTACCCATCGTAATGCCTGTAATTGATGGCCCATGTTATATTTGGTTTGCAGGTAGCAAGGCGAGAGAAGTTTACAATTCAGTCTATAAAAGCGGGTGCGAAGTCCATGCGTTAATTATTTGGCATAAGACAAACGCGACATATGCGGCAATGAATGCACAATATAAGCAGAGGCATGAACCATGTTTGTATTTTAAACCAAAAGGTTCGACCCTCCGATGGCGTGGTAAAACAACAGAAGCCACTGTTTGGAATCAAGACCGCGACGGGATCAATGACTTGCACCCAACGCAAAAGCCGGTAGCTCTTGCGCTAAAAGCGATCGGGAACCACGATGCAAAAAATGTCTTAGATTGTTTTTCTGGAAGCGGTTCAACCCTTATCGCCGCCGAGCAACTCGGACGCAAATGCTACGGGATGGAGATTGACCCGAAATATTGCGACGTTATCGTGAAGCGGTGGGAGGATTTCACCGGACAGACGGCAACAAGAGAAAACGAACGGACATAGAATAGTATGGGACGAAAGGCCGCAAAAATAGACGAGGAGCAGGTCCGCGCACTGGCGCGGCTTGGCTGTACGTGGGATGAGATCGCCGACGTAATACAAGTGAGCCGCACGACGTTCGGCAAATACCTTAAGCAGAAGAAAAGCCTGCGCGAGGCATACGAGCGCGGCCTGTCGGAGGGCGACGTTTCTCTCCGTCGCGCGCAGTATGACGCGGCGATGTCGGGCAAATCGGCGATGCTGATTTGGCTCGGTAAAAATCGCTTGAATCAGACCGACCGCGTGGAGACAACCCGAACCGGCGCAGACATCGCGTCAGAGTTTCGGAAGGCTCTCGACGCGATTGATGAACAAATGGGCGGGAGCGATTGACAGAAGTCCTCCCTAAGCGATGGACACCGCTCCGGCCAATAGATGTACAGATACAGGCGTATCGCGGCACGCATCGCTTTAACACGTTTCCTTGTGGCCGTCGCTCCGGCAAGACCGAACTGATCGGCAAGCGTCGACTAATCCACAGGGCATTGCGCGGGAGTGACTACTCGACCCCGCGCTACTTCGCGGCGGCACCGACCCGAGACCAAGCGAAGCGGATTTTCTGGTCTGACTTAAAGGCACTGGTCGCGCCCGAATGGCGAGCGACCGAGCCGAGCGAGAGCGAGTTGATTATTCGACTGGCAAACGGCGCAGAGATTCACGTCGTCGGACTCGATAAGCCCGAGCGCATAGAAGGGGTCGGTTGGGATGGCGGGGTGCTTGACGAATACGCCAACATGAAGCCGACGGTCTGGCAAGAGCATATCCGTCCGGCCCTGTCGGACCGCAACGGGTGGTGCGATTTTACGGGCGTGCCCGAAGGGCGTAACCATTACTACGATCTGGACCAATATGCGAAAGCTCAAATGCTCTCTCACGGGCCAGACAGTGAATGGGGTTCATATCATTGGGTTAGTGCATTAGTCCTGCCAGAGGGCGAGATAGAAGCCGCCCGCCGGCACATGGACGCGTTGACATTCGCCCAAGAGTACGAGGCGAGTTTTGTTAATTTTCAAGGTCAAGCGTATTACGCATATTGCGAGGAGCATCTGCGAACCGATCTCCAATACAACCCGCGTGAGCCGCTGATTTTTTGCTTTGACTTCAACGTGTCGCCGGGGGTAGCGGTGGTCTGCCAAGAGTTACCCGATCCGGCAACAGGGGCCGAGGTGACGGTCGTGATTGGCGAGGTGCATATACCGCGCAACAGCAACACGCTCGCCGTCTGTGGGCGACTCATAAACGATTGGGCGAACCATGAGGGAATTGTCTATATTTACGGGGACGCAACCGGTGGGGCGCGAGGGACGGCTAAGACTTCAGGCAGTGATTGGGATATAGTCCAGTCAGAGCTTAGGCAGTTCTTTGACGTATATATGCGCGTCCCGAGGGCGAACCCTTCGGAGCGTTCACGCGTCAACGCAGTCAACACGCGACTGGTGGATGGAGAAGGCGATATTAACCTATATGTCAATCCCGACGCGGCCCCGAACCTGCACAAAGACCTTGAGGGCGTGCGCGTATTAGAGGGCGGGTCTGGCGAGATTGACAAACGATTTGACCCGCGCCTCTCCCATGCGTCGGACGCGTTGGGTTATTATATTGTAGCAGAGCATCCGATAGACGCACCAGAGAGAGTATCGTCATGGGATTTAGACGAGATATAAAGTTTTTACTATAGACGGCGACACTATAGAGGGCAACAGATGAACTATTTCGATTTCGCACACGACGACGAGGCGGCAGATAGCGCAACGGTAGCAACCCCGAACGCGGCATATAAACGCATGGCGCGGCGGTGGGCTTTGCCGCGCATACTCATGGAGGGGACGCTTGGGATGCGGGACGCGGGGCGGCAATACCTGCCGCAGTATCCCAAAGAATCCGATGAACGCTACCAGACGCGCCTCGCCAACTCCGTTCTCTATGATATGTTTAGGGATGTAGTGACGACCTACTCGGCGCGGCCGTTCTCTGCTCCGGTCCAGTTGGCCGAGGACGCGGATATATTTTTTCAGATGCTCGCTCAAAACGTTGACTTGACGGGGCGCAACCTGACGACGTTTGCAAAGGAGCGATTGCAAGACCTGCTTGTCTACGGCAAGACGCATATCCTCGTCGAATATCCGAACACAACCAAACTACAGGATATGCTCGGACGCGAGTTAACACTGGCCGACGAACAAGAGCTACAACTGCGGCCCTACATGGTCGGCCTCTCGCCGCCGTCGGTAATAAACTGGCAGGGCGAGCGCATCGGAGGGGTTGAGCAACTGACGCGGTTGCAGGTGCGCCACGTTGTCGATGTGCCGTCCCAGACAAACCGATGGGCAACGCGTCCGGTGCATTATGTCGTTGTCTGGATGCCGGACATGATCGAACTCTGGGAGCGTATCTCGGGCGAGGATGAAAACGAGCAGTGGGAACAGGTCGCAGAATACCCCAACACGCTCGGCAAGATTCCACTTGTGACGATCTACGCCAACCGCAAGGGGTTGCTTGAATGCGAGCCGCCCCTTGAGGGCTTGGCGCATCTCAACGCTAAGCACTGGCGCAACCAGTCCGATCAAGACAACATCGAATCCGTTGCGCGTGTGCCGATGCTTTTCTTTCGCGGGTTCAGTAAGGAGGATGTCGCATCGGTCGAGATTGGGCCATATAAAGTCTTTGGCAACAAAGACCCACAGAGCGATGTCGAGGTCATAGAAACCGACGGGTCAGCCGTCAAGGTCGGCTCGGATGCGCTCCGGCAGTTAGAGCAACAGATGCAAAGCCTTGCACTGGCTCCGGTCGAGCGAAAAAGCGGCAACCCAACCGCTACAGAACTGGCGATTGAAGCAAGCCGCGAGATCAGTGACCTTGAGGCATACGTCATGCTATTAGAGGACGGACTACAGCAAGCCCTCGCCCTGTCGGCTAAATGGTCTGGACGTGCTTTGGATGCTCCGGCAGTATCCATCAGCGAGGATTTAGGCTATAGTGCGGCGACGGGCCGCGAACTCGAGGAGATCCGCGAGGACTATAAACTCGGCGTATTAGATCGCCGCACTTATCTGGCCGAGCGCAAGCGACGGGGGTTATACCATGAGGCTGTCGATGTTGAGCAAATACTGGCAGGGCTTGAAACAGAAAGCCCTTTCGTTATTGAGGCATCTATTTGAATAAGCAGGTAGATCTCCGCGACCTTGGCGACTCGTTGACACTCAACGAGGAAGTCATGGATCGCGTGATACGGCATCAGGCCTATTTGCAACAGTTGGGCGGCACCGAGGTCAAAAAGATCAACGCACTGCTCGATGATCTGGAGCAAGACATTCTCGCGCAGTTGATACGCCGTTACGAAAAGATCGGGCGCATCGGCGTAGATCCCGGCGTGGCGACAACGGTGCGGATGCGTAAACTTTTTGGCTATTTGCGAGCGATCAACGACCGACGATTCCGCGAGGCGCGGCAGGGCTTGACTCCATTGCTTGCAGAGCTTTCGCGGGATGAAGCTAATTGGGTGGCTGACCTTCTTGACGAAGCCTCTCCGGTTGTCTTGGATACGACTATCCCATCGGCTGAATTGTTGCGGTCGATTGCGATCAATACACCGATAGAAGGCACGCCGTTGACGGAATGGTTTAGCAAGTTGCAACGCTCAACACAGGAAGAACTCGAACGTGCTATAAGATTGGGCGCGGCAGAGGGGCAGACAGTCGGGCAGATGGTGCAACGGGTGCGCGGAACAAGAGCCAATAAATTTACTGATGGCATCCTTTACACGACGCGGCGCAAGGCCGAGGCCATCGTTCGCACCTCAATCAACAATGTGTCAAACGCGGCCCGACAGCAAACGTTTGCAGAGAACGACGATATTATAAAGGGCATCAAATGGGTGGCGACCTTAGACACGCGCACCTGCCCCGAATGCGGAGGCCTTGATGGAAAGGTGTATAAGCCCGGCACGGCGCACCGTCAGCCGCCAGCCCATATTAATTGCCGGTGCACAATGACACCGGTTCTAAAAAGCTACCGCGAGTTAGGGCTTGATGTGGCTGACGCGCCGGTCGGTGCTCGCGCATCAATGAACGGCGCAGTTCCGTCAGATGTGACGTATAATAAATGGCTCCGGCGACAACCCAAAGAGGTGCAAGACCAGATCCTTGGACCGAATAGGGCGGCCCTTTTTAGGGGAAACAAGATAAAAATAAACGAATTCACTAACAACAACGGGAAACTGCTAACACTCCCACAATTAAAAGCTCTTGAAAAAAGAAAAAGAGAATAGTAAAATAGTACAGGCGCGAGTCGCCTGTATCAACTAAAGCCCTGCCGAGTTGCAGGCTGTCACCGAAGGGGATATAATGCTAAAAGCCGTATATGAAACCACCGACGAGATACCGGAAAACTTGAGAGAATATTATGCGGAATCAGACGCGGGTGGTTATATTTTGTCAGTATCCGACGAGAGCGGATATGCGTTGGAAAATGTGCAAGGGCTTAAATCCACGCTCGGCAAACTCAAAGACCGGGCGACCAAAGCAGAGGAGGGCTTGAAGCAGTACTCTGCAATAGGGCGAAGCCCGCAAGAGTTGGCCGAGGCGTTGCAACAACTGGAGTCGTTGCGTATCACGCAAGGCGAGGAATCCGAGGCAATATCACGGATGAGGGCCGAGCTTGATAATGTCAAACGGTCTGCGCGTGAGAATATCGAACAGGCTACCGCGCCCATTCAAAGTCTGGCCGATGCTCGCATGGAGCAGATTAAAGACTTGCTAATTGACAGCCAGTTGCAAAACGCGATCATAGAGGCCGGAGGCAATCCGCGTCTTTTGATGCCGATACTAAAAAATGAGGTCCGCGCACGCACTGACGAAGACGGGAAGGTCATTGTAGAGATTGTTGACGCTGACGGCACGCCGCGAGTAAAAGGAAAGGATCTTGCACCTATGGGGTTTTCAGACCTCGTAGCGGAGCGAAGAAACGACCCGGACCTTGCGGTCGCGTTTAAGGCGAACGGTCATTCTGGAGGTGGCACAACGCCCGATAGCACTGCACGACAGGGCGGGGCGCGGCGTGAGTTTACGCCGGAAGAAGTTGCATCGATGAGTTTAAGCGAATACAGACAGGCGCGAGAACAAGGGCTTATCCCTGCATAGCGCCTTAATAAATAAAGGATTTTTTTAAAATGGCTAACACGTTTCTAACTCCCAGTATTATCGGTCGCGAAGCCCTGTTGATTCTTGAGAATGAACTGGTGGCGGCTAATCTGTTCAACCGCTCGTATGCTGACGACTTTCGCGGCGCAAAGGTTGGCGATACAATCTCTGTCCGTGGCCCTGCATCGTTTACCGCGCAGGAGTTTACCAGCACGACGACCACGCAGGATGCTACCGAGTCGAGCCGCAGCTTGACGCTTGAAAAGCATTTTGACGTAACGTTTGCCGTTACGTCCAAGCAGTGGACGCTTGACTTGGCTAACTTTCGCCAGCAGTTGCTTGAACCGGCTGTTTCCGCAATCGCGCAGGGCATTGACAGCTATATTCTCGGCAAGGGTTCCCAGATTCCTAACTTTGTAGGGACCGCTGGAGATCCGCCCGACTCACTGGCTGACATGGTGGGCGTGGTTAAGAAGCTCGACGACCTCAAGGTGCCGACGCGTGGACGCATCTCGATCATCAACAGTCAAGCAAAAGCCGATATGCTCGGCAATGTTACGCAGGTCCTGCAGGCCGATCAGCGCGGCGACGGTGGCTCCGCTCTCCGCGAGGCGAGCATGGGACGCATTCTGGGTATGGACTACTACATGGACCAGAACATCGCCACGCACGACACGAACGGCCCGACCGGTTACCTCGTCAATAATGGCGCAGGCTATGCCGCCGGTGCTACGACCCTGACGGTTGACACGGGTAGCAATACCATTGTCGCTGGCGATGTTTTCACGGTTGCAGGCGACAGCAAGCAGCACGTTGTCCTGTCCACGAACGGCTCGACCTCTATCACGATTGAGGAGACCGGTCTGGGTGCCGCCGTTGCCGACAACGCCGCTTTGACGTTCCAGACGACCGATCACGTTATGAACATCGCCGGACATCCGAATGGCTTGTCCTATGCCGTTGTTCCGCTCGAACTGCCTGCAGGGGCGGCTCGTGCTGAGTATGTGGCCGACCGGGGTCTGGGCTTGCGTATCGTCTTTGACTATGACGGTTCGACCAAGACCGACACAATCAGCATTGATGTGCTCTGTGGCGCGAAGGTTATACAGGGTGACCTGTTGACCCGTGTATTGGGCTAATCCCGCGTCTTGAGGTAACCTTATCAGTAAGGGGCAGGGGGCGACTTCTGCCCCTTACTTAAAATTAGGGGCAATAATGGAAACTAAAGAACTATACAAAGGCGACGAGACGGTTGTTGTAGATGCCGGATCGGATGCGGAGAAATATTGGAAGGGCGAAGGCTATAGCGAAGAAAAAGCCAAGCCGAAAAATCGCGTCACACTACGCGGCAAGAAATTAGAACCCACAGGCGGCACCTCGGACGAGGAAAAATAAATAAATGGCTCTTATTGTAGAGGACGGTTCGGTCGTCCCCAATGCCGATAGCTATATTTCGGTCGCCGATGCGACAACGTACTTTGAGAACCACAGCGACCCTCGACTCTGGGCGAACTCGCAACTTGATGTCAAAGAGGGCGCACTGCGTTATGCGACAACGACCCTTGACGGGATGTTTAAGTGGACGGGCGAGGTATTCAGCTTAACGCAACCGCTTGGGTGGCCGCGATCAGATGCGACCGATAACGAGGACCGCACAATAGCGACCAACTCCGTGCCGGAGCGCGTCCGACAAGCGACCTGTGAGCTTGCCCTACTACATATCAGCAAGCCCCTTAACGAGAATTATGACAGGGGCGGCGATACTAAAATGGAGCAGGTCGGCCCCGTGCGCGTAGAGTATTTCTCCGGTGCCTCTGTAGAGCCTTATTTGCCGATTCTGATGCGTATCCTCGGCGGTCTGGGAACTTGGCGCGGTGCTATGACGGGCGACTTAGACAGGGCTTAGGGGCGACCAAATGAATGAAGCGGCAAAGGCTGACATGGCCCTAAGACTTATCAAGAACCTCGGCACGACGTACGACATAAACAGAGACACGCAGACTCCCGTCTCAGCTACGCCGTGGAAGGTGCAGTCCACCGCAACGACCAATCAAAGCGTTTACGGCATCCTCGACGACTTCACGCACTCACAGAGGGATGGCGTAGTCATCAAGGACTCAGACCGTCAATATATCATAGCGGCGAAAGGTGACAACGGCGACTTCATAC